AACTGATTTACGTACAGGTATGAATTAACTGTTTCTACTACTGTCGTGCCGTCTAAAATGACCGTCTCGTTAACAACGTTATAGTCACCATCTAATCCTTCAATAAACAGCGTGCGCGCGCCAGTACCAGCCTCGTCGTCGTCGGTGCTAGTCGACACAATGTCTAACACTGATGCAACTGTTGGGTGAGGAACAGTTCCACCATCAGGCCAAACAGACTCTTCAACTGTATCAACGTCGCCGTTGTATCCAAAGATTGTAACGGCTGAGTGGCCTGCGATCTGGTCTCGAGCCACTTGTAAACCAAAAGGCTCATAGGTCCCTTGACGGGTTACCGATGAAATTATTGTCGACATAATTCAGTCTCCTATTAAAGACGGGGGCCGAAGCCCCCTGGTTAATTAAGCCTGAGTTACGCCAAGGGCACCAACGCGAGTTGCATTAGGGCCTGCTGCCAATGCTGGCAACAAGATACCCATTACCAAACGACGTGTTCCGTTAGGAGCAGACGATGGAACGTAGGTACCACGAACGTCACCAGAAGTTGTCGTTGCAGTAGTTGTCACAGCAGCCACAAATGTACCTGCGTCATCAGCAAGAGCGCCAGCCCAACCAGAGCGAGCAATGTAGCCAGCGTCAGTGATGCGAACAGGGGAGCCTAGGATGTCAGTTGTACCAACAGCCACTGTTCCGCCAACTGCACCAGCAACCGCAACTTCAGTGATCTGGTAGAAAGCTTTCTTACCATTTACTGTCGTCGATTGAGTGGTTCCAGTCTGAATCACTTCAGACATTGGTTGACCATACACATCAAGGCCTGTCACGGTGATTGCTGTATCAGCAATGGTACCGGTGCCGATTGTGATCGCCACGGTACGTGGGCAGTCTAATTGAATTGCAGCAATACCAGCAGCTGTGAAGACAGACGTTGAGCCTGTACCAGCAGCTAGGGTTGCAGTGCCAGCACCTGCATAAGAAGCAGCTGCTGAGATATTGTTAGTTTGCTTGGCTGCAGGAACTAAGTCCCATACATAAATACGGCCAAGAGGACCTACACCTTGAGACATTGGTGAAGGGTTGCCTAGGTTCATACCCATGTTAGTGAGGGCGGTACCTAAGAATAAGTCGTCTGAATACTGGGGCATTGTCTTCTCCTTGAAAAGCTTGACAAATTAAATTAAAAGTGGGGATCTGACAAATGCCAGACCCCCGTCTTAGGTCTTACAGACCTGGAGTACCGTAAACAGTACGCCAGTCAGTCCAACTTGGGATGTAACGCTCGGTCGCTTTGTAGCGCATAGAGTCGGTTTCAAAATCACCTTCCATGCTCTTCTCAAGCTTACGACGCATCATCAACTGTAGGCCAACTTTAGCGTCTGTCTGCACCCACCAAGCGGTAGTTGAAGTCAAACGTGACAAGTTAGCCTGGCCACCGTCAATCATACCCATAGAGTTGATCGGGTTGATGTCGTTGTTACCAGTACCGGCACGCAGTACAGATTTCAACAACACTTCACCTTGGAACACGTTAGATGGGCTCAACACCAACTTGGTAGGTGTCAAACGGATACGCTTACCATTGTTGTCAATGGCGTTGCGGATCTGAACGAGCATCTGCTCAAGAGATGTTTGTGACAAGTTAGCTGCAGTCGTCAACACGTTGCTTGCGTTGCCAGATGCGATTGGATGAGCATTGCTCACCAATGGGGCACCGTCACCACCAGCATACGCGCCGTTGAAAGCACGGTTAAGGATGTTTGCGCACAAAGTTTCCTTAGTCTCAATCAATGACTGAGCCAAATGCTTGGCGTAAGTCTGACCGATAGAGATGTGGTCGCCGTCTTCTACAAGTACCTTGGTCAAGGCAAATGCCAAGCCATACACTTTATAGACGTAACGAGCATTGAACAGTACACCACCAGATTGGTAGGTTACTGGCATGCCGTCTGGCAACTCAGGAGCCGCGCCAAAACCGAAGAGAACTGGCTCTTCATGGTAGTTGCGTTGAATACCTTGACGCTCAGTGAAAACTTGTTTCCACTCATCCGCACGTTGGTTATACAAGCCATCGAATTCTTCATTCAGGATTGGCTCAACAATGGACCGGAAGTCCGTACTGCGCATTGGGACAGCCATGGTTTAGCCTCCTTTAGTAAGCGTTAATGGTTGCAACGTTCTGATGCTCAGAGATCTGAACTTGAACGATGGTGAAAGCATCACCCCATGTGTTATCAGGACCAGGTGTGATTCCGATAACGCGCATTTGGGCGGTGCTGCCTGAAGTAACTACCGAGCTCACATCCAACACAGCTTGGCTGATACCAACAACAGTAGAACCTGCTGTGATATTTGCAAAGTTGAATTGGTTGCCGATGTTAGTTACGTTCAACGGTGCATTGCCTTGGATCTGATAAACGATCGTTGGGTCAATGGTGATGTACGCAATAACTTCGGTTGCTGGGGTGTTAGCCAAGAACTTGTTAGATACACGACGACGGCCATCGCCATCCGTGAATTCAACGCCTTGGAATGTGCCGACGAGTGGGTCCCCAACGGTTGCAGGAACAACAACGCCGTCAGTTGATAGCTTGACAGGTTGATTCTGCAACAACGTTACGGGGGCGTTATCCGCCAGCGTAAAGGCTGCCGGCCGCACATAGCCACTTGCGTGGTATACGGGCTGAAAGCCAAACGGTGCATTTGTAGTAGACATGTTTGGGTTTCCTCAAAGAGAAATTGGATGAATACTAATCATAGTTCCTCAAAAGAAGATCTACGACCAGCGTTTTCACGCAATGCTGAGATACCATCCCCTTCCACGATTCGACCACCTGCTGCCTCTGCACTTTCCTTGATGCTATCTAGAACTGCTGTGAGTTTTTCGTCCTCACGAGCAGGAGCATCATGGTGAGCTTCCGTCATGTAGCGATGATACAGCGACATTGGAATCTTAAATGCGAGCATCTCATTGACACCGATGAACCCCTGCCACTCGCCTGTCTTAATAGTGACGTATTCCCAGCCAGGCACGTCTTCGGGCTTAATAGGTTCGTATCCCAGACGAATTCGTTGTTGAATCGAGTCACGGGGATTTGTGGTGGTCAACCAGCATGTATGGTAACCTGGAAGCTTTGGCAAATCTGGCAAAGCGTCTTGGAAAAATTGTGATCTGAACATCTCAACACGATCATCGTCGCTTATTTCACGATTCTCAGTCACCGCACGATCGGTGGCTGCACGAGACTGGCGAGACACATCAGCTGTTTTTTTCAATCTTTCGTCATTCATTTTCTCACTCCTTTCAGCGAGTTGCATTGTTAGAATTATCGCGGTCCCACTTGGCGTACTGCTTCAAGTAGCGTTGGCGTAAAACGGTATCTTCCCAGACTCCGGCATCAATCATTGCTTGCTTTCGTTCAGGGGAGATGTATACTTGTTGGCGAGAAGAGGCTGGCGCATGGTCCCGTGTGGAACCAACTGGAGGACCTCTACGGCCAGTCTTTGCGCTACCTTCATCATTGTCACTGCCTCCTTTTAGATTAGGCAGTCGTATGGACACTCGACGATCGAGCTCTTTCCAATACGCCTCTGATTTTGGATTATAGCCCTCTTCTACCAAAGTTTGATCAATCGCTAAAACAATTTTTGATTCTTCACTTTTGCCATTGGGGTTGTACCACTGATTGCGGCTTACCCACTCCTGGGCATGGCTCGCGATTTCAGGATCTAACGCTGGTGGCTGATGATGAATCTCTTGTGCTGTTTGCGACTCACGGTGCTTGAGAATCTGAAGCTGCTGCACTTGCTTCATGGCCTCGTCACGGATGCGAAGAGCCTTAGCTACATCTTCTCCGTTACCTGCTTCGACTGCTTGGCCCATGATTCGTTCAGCTGCGCGCACCTCGGCGATCTTGTCACTAAGACGAGAATCGATATTCGAGATGGTATTCGCAACTGCTGTCTTCTCGACGGCAGACATCCGCTTCTCAAGCGCCTCATTCCTTTGTCTCAGGAAGTTAAGCTCTGTCTTGTCACGTTGAATGGCTTCTTTTCTACGCGCTGCGCGCTCTGCCTTTTCTTCGCGACGCTTACGGCGAAGTTCCTCGCGGTCTTCATTGTCTTCCGACAACCGCGCGTCTTCACCACTTTCTCCTTCATCGTCATCATTGTCGTCATGATCTGCTTCCGGAGTACTAACCGGAACAAACTCAACTTCCTGAGACTTTGACTTAGACTCTTGGTCCTCGTCGTCCTCAATTAAGAGGTTTTCACCTTTGTTTTCTGCCATTTCCTGCTCCTTTCAGCAGTTAGATAAACGCTCTGATCTGGGTTGGATCGATGGTAACCTTGCCGATAATGTCAAGGTCATTAAAGATCACGAACTCAATCTCCTCTTCGCCAGACTTTACAGTCCAACGATCGCCGCCGTATTTAGGTGTGCGGACAAAATCACCTATCTGACACCAATTGCCTTCCGGCCACGACTCCATGGTGTTTCGATTCTTGTAAGCCAATGGACCTATGGCTGCAACCTTCGCAACCTGGGTATTACTGGCTTCTGTCTTACGGGCTTCCTCTGGGATATAGATTCCGCCGCTTGTCTGGCTTTTGGCCCGTCTGATCTGGACCATGACTCGGCTTCCAAATGGAATGATGCCAGGATCGACTGCCGGGAAGGCATCGTCGATTGAGTCGTACTGCATTGATAGTGGTGTTTCTAATAGCATTCGCTTCTCCGTCTGCTGGGTTTATAAATCTGAATCTCGTTTGTCTTGATCGCGAAGGACTTGCTCGATCAGTTGCTTAGCACGCTCAAGGCCTTGATAGACGCCCTGACGATAGCCATACTCAAAACTGATGTCTTTGCCCTCACCTGGCTTAACGGCGACGGCTTCATGAGCCATCTTTTCCTTCTCAGCCTGGATCTTCGCGAAGAATTTGTCTAGCATTACTTACGGCCGCCCATGACTGTTGAGATCATGTTTGGACCTTTGCCACGTTGGCTATTTGTGCCACCGTTGCCTTCACCCTTGACAGTCTCTGTCTTCATCTTAGGTGGGGTCTTGTAGTCAGCGCTGGGCATTGCTGCCTTAGGTGAAGGATCACTTGAGATCTTCTTCGCCTTTGGATAGCCTTTACCCATGGCCATCAATTTGTGTAGCTTGATTGCTTCCATGATAGTTCCTTATCTGCGTGGTGAGGGGTTTATCCCAGTCCCTGTTGAGACCGCGATTCTTTCGCCAGTTGCTACCTCTAAGGCAGCAAGCTGTTTGGCTGTTTGGTTGTCTGACTCGTTCATCTCGAGGCGAGCTTGGATCTCGGCTTGTGTGCGTCGATCTTCGGCCTCTTGACGCATGATCTCTTTCTTGAGCTCTTCTTGCAATAGAGCCATACGAGTTTGGAGATCTTGCATTTTCTCTTGGCTGCGTGTCTGTGCCTCTTGAGCCTTGATCTGAGCGTCTTGCTGCATCTTCTGTTGCTTGAACTGAGCATCTGCCTGGTCTTTGGCTGCTTGAGCCTCGACTTGCTGCTTCATGACCTCGACACGTGGGTCTGCAGGCATTTGAGGCGGCGGCATCATGGCCTGGAGGGTCTCGATGGTCTGCTGGATGATAGCAGGTATTGAGCTGAATGTCTCTTCGGCTTGCTTCGACACGATCTGGGATGTGGCTGCCAGCATCTGGTCGAGTGACTTCTTCTCTTCGGTTGTCGCGCCCTTTTGGATCTCGCCAATGTCGACTTGCGCAGCATCTGATGCTTCATTGAAGATCTGATTCGCATACCACAGCACCATGTGCTCTTTGATGTGGTCTAGCAAGATCGGCACGCATTGTGGCCCGATGACCTTGTTGCCACCAAACATTGGGTTTGTGATGAAGTCCAAGTGCACTTGCAAGTGAGCCAGGTGATCTTGCTCTGGGAACGCGACGATCGGACGCTTCATCGTGGCTGCAATGTTCTCGTTGACTGCGTTCAGTTCCAAAGGCTGCTGCTTCGGTAGCAACAAGTCTTTGCCTTGAGGTATCTTCAAGCGGACCAAGAACATCTCTTCAACCTTGCGTAGGTCATAGAGCTGTGGCATCTCTTTTGCACGCTGCATGACTGCTTGGATCTGAGCAAAGCGTTGTGCTTCACTGAAGATGTTGGGATCTGATACTGGGATCACGTTCATCGGACCTTCAAAGTCTGAACGTTTAACCATCAGCTCGCCTGTCTCGTCAACGACCTGTGCTTCTTCTAGGTAGGTGCGGTTTAGGCGGAACAAGAGCTTCAGTACACGAGCCATGGCGTCATGCATACGAGCATGGATGGCTGAGAACACGACCATGCCTTGCTCAAGGCGGGCCAAGGTGGTTCCTACTGGTGTATTGGCATTGCTGTCAGCAAACTCTTCAAATGTCGTGCGGACCACGTTCTGGCTAGCATCAACCAAGAAGCCAAGCAACTGGAACAAGACTGGGCTAGGTGGGTTGTATGGCATTGCCATCAGCACCTTGCGAATATCGTCTTGGCCAAACGTGCCTTCGATCTCTTTCACTTCGGTAGGATCAACACGGTCTGTCTGACCACCAGCTCCTGACTTCAGTTTCAGTAAGCCAGGGAAGTTGTTGATGTGGGCAGAATCAAGGAGTGCGCGAAGGGCACCTGTTGCACCGGCACTCAAGCCACCAATCATGTGAATCAAGCCGATTGGATAGGCACCACGCCAAGGTACAAATGGGAACTCAACAAGCCACTGCATCTCGTCTTTGGTCTCGTCGTCCTCTTCCCAGTTGCGATAGATGCTCAAGACACGCTGCGTGTTCTTGTCAATGCTGATCACGTATGGTGAGACGCCGTCACCGTTGTCAAGGTCTTGGATCACATAGCACTCGAAGATGGTGCGTAGACCGTCTGTGTTGTAGCCATCAGACTGGCGGCCTTCGATCTTGTCATTGGCTCTTGATGCTTTGGACTCTTCTGGTGGCAATGGGTCAACACGCATATCGACATCAAGATAATCGCCAGCCTTAACGCGCTTCTCGTACTCGATGCGAGTGATGTACTGCACATGAGTCTTGCGCTCTGCTGTGTAGAAGTTGGTCGCTGCGAATGGCAAATAAACATCGTCAATCGGAACGAACATCGGGACAGGTCGCTTCTTGTTGCCGTCCCACGTCATCTTGAGATACTGACCACCGCCCAAAGGCAACTGGGTCACGAGCTGCTCTAACTCGGCTCTGAACTCTGGCATCTGCTCTGTGAGCTGCCAGTTCGTGTATTTGGTAATGCGTTGAGCTTTCTCAACCTTGTCTAATGTAGGATCGCCAACGATCTTCTCGCGTGCTGGCCCGTCAGGCGGGAACATCTCCTTCATGACGCGTGCTGCAAAGTCCACGCAAGCTTGAGTCAGCATTGGGTGAACTACTTTTGAGGCTCCTGTGAATGAAGCACCGCCTGGTGCGTCATCGCCAAGGCCAGTGCGCCTGATGCCCTCTTCATACTGCTCATCACGACGTTTGCGAGCTTCCTTGTCCTTCTCAATGATGTCACATAGAGTCGAGCCTAGGTTTGCCAGCTCGTAAGACGGCATGTTCTCAGCAAGGTTTGCGTAGAATTCGCTGTCAGCCGGTGTTGGTGACTCATCAAGCGTGACTAGAGCACCACCGTCATCAGTGTCCTCAACATCGCTCTTGTCGTCCGGGAGGTCGATCATCTCGCCCTGGTTGTCATCGTCACGTTCAGCCATTCAATTCTCCGGTCTCATGCAGCGTATGGATTCACTAACTGCGGTTTGTTTGAAGCTTCGCGTCTCTCTGGTGCTGGCTTGGTGACTGAGAGCACATTGCGGTCGGCAAGGAGCCTGAGCGCTTGAGTTGTGCTGTCGACAAAGTCATCATGCTTGATTGAACCTTCTCCAGTAAAGCTGCAAAGCTGTGTAATCAATGGGTCTGCCCAGGATCTTGGATTTCCTGGACGCTTGTCAGATTCTACTACCCAAACGAACCCGTGTGCAAATAAATGTGAGACGGCGTGCAGTCTGCTGAGCTTATCTGCCCGTCCTGGATTGTATGGATAGGACAAGATGTCTTCACGAGCCAGCATCTGACGGAGGCTGATACCTGATCCCTTGTCCTCGATAATCAGCAAGTCGGGGCTGCGGCCAGTCAGGTAGGACTGTTTTGGGCCTACAAGCGGCTTGATCATGGGCTTCATGTCATCGTCGCCATATCTCACGGTGTACTCTTTTTTGACCCGCTCGATTAGTCCTGGCAGGCCAAGGTGATCTTGCCAGCAGTCAAGGAGAATGAATGCAGGCTTCTTGTCGTGCCTGAACACTCCCCAGACAGAGCAGGCTGTGGGGTCAGGATCGTGGTTTTTGCGGTCTGTCGTCTTCTCAGTGAAGGCCGTATCAAGGCTCATGACGATGTACTCAAGGCCAGGGAGTGGCTTGTCCTTGGACCACAGCTTGATCCAGCTGCGCTTGATGATGCCAGTCTCTTCAGGGTCGATGACCTCGGCGTGGATCTCTTGGCGGCCTAACTGCGTGCCTTCATACTGTGTGATCTCTTCAAGGAATGACTTGGCCAAGTTCGCAGCGTTGTCATACGTTGATCCTCTGGTCACATGGACCTTGCCGTTCTTCTTCTCGGCATCCTTGACTAGCTTCCGTACTAGCTCAATAGGGCGCGGGGTCGTGGTCACGACGACCTGTGGATGGTCTCCAAGACGAAGGCCGAACCGCATCATGTCCCAGGTCTCTTCGCAGTATTGCCAAGCAGCTAGCTCATCGCACCAGACTCGGTGGAACTGCGGACCACGTAGACGGCTAGGTTCCTCAGCAGAGAAGCCCCTGATCGATGATCCATTGGTCAATGTGATCTCGGCGATGGACTTGTTGTAGTTCTCAATAAGGCTCGTGGGAAGCGTGTTGATGATCCCAGACTCTCCTTCAAAGCAAACTCCACGGATGTCAGCAGACGTTGGTGCTATGACCCCGCAGCGAACACCTGGGTTCCTGACCGCGTAGTCTGCGATGTCCTCAGCCCCAGTCCTTGTCTTGCCAAAGCCACGACCTGCTAAGATCAACCAGACAGTCCAGTCACCAGGAGGCGTGACCTGCTCAGGGCGAGCAGTGGCCTTCCATTTGAGACGCCATGCAAGCAGCTCTAGGTCCGAGACCTCGAGGTGCGCGAGATTGGTCTGGATCAGCGATAGCTCTTGCTGCGAGAGGACTGTCATTTGCTGTTAAGCTTCTCAATCAATCCTGTGATTTGTTCGATCAGTTCAAGCCGCATCTCGATGGGTCCGCCATCAGGGCCACTGATCTCAATTGCTTTCTTCTTGGCATGACCATACTGAACAACTTCCTTGAGACAGTCTTTACGAACCATCAGATCGTGGTTAGGATCAAAGGCCATCTGGGCCAAGGCCTCGAGTGGATCACCGTAGGTCTCGACGATCTTGTCAAAGATCTCTTGACGCTGAATATTGCGCTTGTTCTGCGATCCTTTCTTGCGTCCGGATCCTTCTGGTTTAACGCCCTTCTGGAATGGCATAGCAGGCTCCTCAAATTCTATGTGGTTTCTATTTTAGATCGTACGGCGCAACAACGTACATAGCTCTGTTCAAAAACGCTATAGAGCAGTTTTTAGAGCTATATCAGAGAAAATCTATATTTTCTGTTTTTGTTTCGCGGATCCTTATGATTTAAGACGAACGAACGAGTCTATTTTTAATTTTAAATGAATGAGTACTACCTGTATTAGGTAAAAAATATGCCTATAGCGTTTTTGGTTCTTTTACTATCCCCTGTACTAGTTTCACGCGGTCCTAGCTGCGAGCTGCGCAAAACAATATGACATAACTCGAACAATTTCGAAGTATAATCATATTTTAATCACTAAGGAGAAAGCACATGGGTCGTCCTATCGAACCAACGATGTCATTAGACCTCGACACAATCAAGCTGCTGCTGTGGGTTAGTGAGTATGGAAGTGGCCAACCCAACATCAGCCGTCTGTACGACCTCGAGGCAAAAGACGGGCTTGACATTGGCAGGGGTACATTTTTCGGGGCCATTAAAGGAAGGCGCGTGACTCAAGACACGATCTCCAAGATTGACGAGATGATCGCCATTCGCGGATGGATGGGCAAGTGGATCGAGCACCTCAAGGAGCAGCACGCGAACCGTGTTGTCCAGGCCTTCAAAAAGACCGGAGGCTACTGCCCCAGCTGTGGTCATACCTGCAGCCATTGCGGCGAGGCAGAGTCTGAACAACGCAGGAAAGCCGTCACCGAATTCTTGAAGACAGATCCTTTGGACGTGGGCTGCAAGATTCGCGAAAGGGCTACGCAGCGCGAAGCATAAAAAAGAGGGCCCATTGAGGCCCTCAAAATCGCTGCTGTAGTTTGTACATGACTATCTTACATCAGATCTCTTGGTCAAAACGCTTCTTTTGACACTTCTTTTCCACTTGCTGCCGGAAATCCTCTAGCTCTTTCTGTGCCCTGTGAATAGCTTCGTTGAGCCGTCTTGATGATGTCTTGGAACAGCTCTTGCAGTTCTTGTATGCGTTTGTCGCGTGCTGCGAGCTCTCCCTGAAGCTTCTTGATCTCCATGAGGGCATCCCCAAGCTGCAG